GAAGACGGGGGAGCGGGTACAGCCCGGCTCCCTCGTCTCGTTTGACGAGCCCGAGCGGGCCGAGCGGCTGGTGCAGGCTGGCTGCANCGTCCCGTTGCGGGAGAAGCAACCGACTCCGGCTAAGAAGCAGGCCGCACGCGAACCCCATCCGCCAGAGCCGCCGGCCCAGCTGANAGCCGACCAGGAACCGAACACAGACGAGGTGCAGTCGACGACCGACGATGGGGCGCAGGCCGCCACAGGTGANGCGCAGCAGGGAGTGAACGGCGGTGAGGACGGGAATCAGATGGGCGCTGACCCAGCTGGAAGCACCGACGGAGGAGCCGGTCAGCCTAGCTGACGCCAAGCTGCACGTGCGGGTCGACGGCGACGAAGAGAACACCTGGATCGAACGAGCCATTCGGGCCGCCAGGGAGTTCTGCGAGGAGACCCAACAGCGGGCCTACGTCGCCCGGCGGTTCCGCATGAGCCTGGAGAGGTGGCCCTGCGGACGGNTCNTCGTCCTGCCCAAGCCGCCGCTTCAGTCGGTTGAGGCTATCACGTACATCCTGGCCGACGGCACGGTGGAGACGCTGGACCCGAGCCAGTACGTCGTCGACGCCGCGTCGGAGCCTGGGACCATTTACTTGGTGCCCGGCGCTTCCTGGCCCGCTGGTCAGCTGGCGCCAGGGATGCCGATCCGTGTCGAGTTTACGGCGGGCTATGGAGCGGCTGCAGCCGTGCCGGAGCGAGTCAAGCAGGCTATCCTGCTCTTGGTCGGCCATTGGTACGAGAACCGGGAGACGGTGCTGGTCGGGAGCATCAGCCGGTCGCTGGAATTCGCCNTCGAGGCTCTGCTGTGGCAGGACCGATTCTGGTACTCGGGGCCGGAGGGATGACCGATGGCTGCGGGACGACTCCGGCACCGGGTTGAAATTGGCCGCTACGTCGAAGGNCGCAANGAGTGGGGCGAGCCGCTGCCGGAACCTGTGTGGCAGCCCATCGCGACCGTGTGGGCGGCCGTCGAGGCTTTGAGTGGGCGCACCTACTTCGAGGCGCAGCAGTCTCACATCCAAGCGGATCATCGCATCACCATCCGCTGGCGCCGGGGCATTGAGCCTAGGCAACGGGTGCGGTTCGATGGGCGGGAATTCGAAATCCAGGCCGTCCTCGACCGCACTGGTCGCCGGGAAGAACTCCAGTTGCTCTGCCAGGAGCTGAGGCCGGCATGAGGATGACGNTGCGATTCAGGGGCCCATCCCCGGAGGACATCCGTCGCCGGCTGGAGCTCATGCCGCAGGAGGTCCGCGGTCAAGCCCTGCGGGAGGCAGTGCTTGAGGGCGCCGAGGTCATCCGTGAGCAGGCGGTCGCCAACGCTCGGGCCATTCAGCGCACCGGGACGCTGGCCGGCGACATCCATGCGGAGATCGACGAGCGCCGGACGCGGGACACCCAGGCGACGGCTGTGGTTGGCCCGGGCAAGAAGGGTTGGTACGGCAGACTCGTTGAGTTTGGGCACGACATCGTGGTTGGAGGCCGCAAGAGGTCCAAGAAAAAGCCGGCCGGCACGGTCGTCGGCCATGTGCCGCCCAAGCCCTGGCTGCGGCCGGCAGGCGACGCCAAGCGGCAGGAAGCTGAGCAGCGCACCATCCAGGCCCTGCAGAGGAGGCTGGAGCGGGTATGGCGACGGAGGGGGTGACGGCCCGCAGGGCGNTATGGAAGCNNNTNANCGAGGNCCCGGGNGTGACGGCGCTTGTGGGNGACANGATCTACTACCAGGTCCGNCCCGACGGCGCCACCTATCCCTGCATCGTCCTCAACGTCGTCAGCGTCGTACCGCGGCGGGACCTGGACGGCGTCGCCTGGACGGAAACGCGAATCCAGGTCACCGCCATGGCGCAGACGGAGCCCGTAGCCGAGGCAGTCGCCACCGCGGTGCGCCAAGCGCTGGAGGGCCTGCAGGGGTCCGTGGCTGGACTTCCCGTCATCAGCTCCCGGGTAGAGCAGGGCGTTGTGATTTTCCAAGAGGAGAGCNGACAGACGCACCACCATGTNGACGTGGTGGTCATGCACAAGGGAGGTGTGTAACTCATGGCCGAGACCACTGGCCTGAGGACCAAGTTCTATCGTTCGGACGACGGNACGACCTGGGAAGAGATTGCCCAGATTGCCAGCATCCAGCCGCCGCAGCCTGAGCGCGAAGTGGCCGAGGTTGATGAGCTGGACCCGCCCGGGGACGTGCGGAAGAAGCTGGCCGGGCTGATTGATGCCGGCGAGGTGGTCGTGACCCTAAACTTCGACCACACAAACACCGGGCACATCGACCTGGAGCAAGACTTCAGGGACGGCACCGCGAAGCACTACCGCATCAAGCTACCGACCGGCTGGGGCTGGACGTTCCAGGGCATCGTNACAGCCTACCAGCCGCAGGAAATCACCAGCGGCGATGTCGTGCAGGCCCAGGTTACCATCACGCTGACCGGCGTGTATACCTTCGGGCAGATCACCACGTAACGACGGAGGGCAGGAGCTCAGGCTTCTGCCCTCCCATCCGATTTGAATACTGTATTGGAGGGATACCATGAGCAAGCAGGAAATCCCCGCCTGGCTTTCTGTGCTGCAGACTGCCATTCCTACACCGCCCACCGAGGAGCGGGAAATTAACGGTCACACGTACCGGATGCGCAGCCTGACGTCTCGCGAGCGGGATGACTGGGAGCGCGACATGGTGGAGTTCGTCGGTGAGGGCAAGCAGCGCAAGGTCAAGATGCGGATTCCCGACAACATGCGGGCCAAGCTGGTGTCGCGGTGCCTGGTCGCCATCGACGGCGTGGACATCCCGAGCGATGCGCAGTCGCGGGCGCAGCTGGAACAGCTGCTGGCCCAGGCCGACGCGAAGCTCGTGAATGAGCTGTTTGAGTGGGCGCAGCAGCTCAACGGGATGGCCGATGACNCCATNGANGCGGCGGNCGCAAATTTAGATTAAACCCACGCCGCCGCTTTCTGTTTCGCTTAGCGTTGGCCCTTGGGCGCACGGTCGCGGAGCTTGAGCAGCGAATTTCTGAGGCCGAGCTTACGGAGTGGATGGGGTTCTATCTACTGGAGCCATGGGGATGCGAAGTCGATGACTGGCGGTTCGGGATGGTTGCTTCGACCATTCGGAACGTCTTCCGGGGNCCGAAGGACCGCCCGTCAGANCCGAAGGATTTCATGCCCAAGCGCGGGCCACTAGTGGTCGAGGAGCAGACCGTCGAGGAGCAGGAAGCGATCCTGCGGATGTTCGANCGGTTGCTGGGGTCGAGTGGCACGACCAAGTAGCGGGCCCGCATCACGGATGTGTGGGCATGGGCGTTTGAGGCGAAGTTCGGATAGGCCGCCTTCGGGCGGGTTTTTCTCGTGCGGGAGGTGACGAAGCGGTATGGCAACTGTATCAACCTTCAACGTCGCCTTGGTGGCCACCACCGGCCGCTTCGTCTCCAGTATCGCCCGCGCCGAGCGGCAATGGAACCCTTCGCCCGCTCCGTCCAGCGCCAGTCCCGCACGCTCCCGAAGGCGCTTCGTGAGGCCGTACCGGCATCCCTCGCCCTCGGCCGCAACGTGGCCAAGTGGGCCGCTGTCGCCACCGCGGCCCTCAGCGGCCTCAGTGCCGCGGGGGTGAAACTGGCGGCAGACTTTGAGCAGTCGCAGATTGCGTTTGAGACCATGCTTGGCGACGCCGAGCGCGCCCGGCGGTTCCTCCGCGAACTCGAAGTGTACGCTCGGCGCACGCCGTTTGGGTTCGTTGGGTTGCAGCAGTCTGCGCGTCAGCTCCTGGCGTACGGGTTCACGGCCGACCGCGTACTCGAGATGATCACCCCCATCGGCGACACCGTTGCTGCCATGGGCGGAGGCCAGCAGATGCTGGAGGCCATCATTAGGGCCCTCGGCCAAATCCAGGCCAAGGGCAAGCTCGCCTCGCAAGAGTTCCTGCAGCTCACGGAGCAGGGAGTAGCGGCATGGCAGATGCTGGCCGAGTTCCTGGGCGTCTCGGTGCCGGAAGCCATGGACCTGGCCTCCCGGGGCGCTATCAGCTCTGCTGTTGCCATCGAGGCCGTGCTGCAGGGCATGACCAAGCGATTCGCGGGCGCCATGGCGAGGCAGGCCACAACGATGGCGGGGCGCTGGGAGCAGATCAAGGACTCGGTGACGACCATCGTCCGTGCTTGGGGGCAGGACGTTGTCCGCATCACCGGGCTGGCCGCGGCCATGGGCGTTCTAGCGGACGCTATTGAGCGCGTCGCGGACGCTGTCTCGTTGCATGGGTTCATCGGCGCCCTCGAACGGGCGTTCCCACCATGGGTGGCTCCAGTCATCATCGGTATTGCCGGCGCCATCATGGGCGGCCTCGTGCCGGCCATCGTGGCCTGGCTCATCCCGGCGCTAAAGAAGTTGGGCGTATCGTTGTGGGCCACGCTGCGGCCGCTGACTCCGTGGATGGCTGTAGGAGCGGCCGTTGCNCTGACCGCCTATGTGCTGGCCCGCAACTGGAACAACTTGGCCGAGGTCGGGCAGCGCGTGTGGACGGTTCTGGGCGGCGTGGCCATGTACGGCGCCTCGCTGGTGGTGCGTGGTTCCGCAGTCATCTACCAGGCGCTGTCGTGGATCGTCCCGGCCTTGCGCGGCACGGCCGAATCGGTTATGGCCTATGCCAACTCGCTCCGCGACAGCGCCCTGCAGGCGATTCAGTCCGCTACTGCNAGCGCTCGAGTCGCCGAGCAGGTCGCAGAATCGGCCAGCACCGCCGAGCAGGCGGCCTACGCTCAGGAGTCATTGGCCGAGGGGCTGGAGGCCGCGCAAAAAGCTGCGAAAGGCGGCATCCAGTCGTTCGATGAGGTGCATCAGGTACAGGAGAGCCTGCTGGACTCGTTTGAGATTCCAGAGTTTTTGCCGCTGGACGTGGCTCTGCCTAGCATCGACACCACGGCC